TTTTAAAACAAAACCCCCCTTAATGAATTGTTTCATTTGAATTAGGATAATCGCTAGGCAAAATGAATTGTGTTCTAAGAAACTCTGAAAAGTCGTTAGCTTCTGCCTCATCTTCAAAACCTTGAAAGTGTGTAATCACAATTGGTTTCTTTGTTTTTTTATCCTTCATAATGAAGATTATTGTTTTTAGAAAAGTATCATTCATTTGTTTATGCCTTGTATCAATTTTATTTTAACCGGTAACGCAAAAAGTGGGTATCGACTTTTTAAGTACCCCCATGTTCGCTATTTGTTCTTCATAATTCAGTTATTACAACGATCACTTTTAAAACGATAATTTATCGTTACTGATATAAAACTTCCGATAATAAACGATTATAGCCGATTTAAATAATTGTGTGATAATTTTGCAACAGTTTGATATTTTTGCAACACCTTGTATGTATAATCTACATTTTATGTGTGTAGTTTTTACCACAACACCAATTAAATCAATACTTCTAAAAGGTTTAGCAAAAGAAATAATCATAATAAATCTAAGGTTTAGACCAAGAAATTGACAATGGTTGGTTACTATCGCCTTTAATCTGCAATGTTTCGGCTGCTTTGCCATAAGTTTTTGAAGATAATTTACTAGCAGACCATTGATTATGAGCTGTAATAATTTTATAAAGATTAACCATAGATTGTGCAGCTTTAGGATCTAATTCACCGGATTCAATCTTTAGTTCTAATTCTTTTCTTTTATCTTCCAAGTCAGATAATTTTAAATCAATTGCCAATTCTTTTGATCTAACATAATTAGCCATTAATTCATTATCTTTTATAAGATAAGCTCTAAATGATTGCCAAGTAATAGGAACATCATCTCTAGAAAAACATTCTCTAATTGTTAATCCATCTGCAATTAAAGAAAGTATGTGAGCTTTTAATTTATCTGTTAATTTTCTTGGTCGTCCAGCCATTTTAAATTCTATTATTAAGCGACCTGGCAAGGCAAGAAAGAAAGGAAAGAATAGCACTCACCAGGTCTAGTTAATTAACTTATTTTAGACTAACGCAAGGGAGCTAGTAGTCTATAATTCGTTTAACACAATATGTTGTGTTTTACAAATCAAAAGGAGTTGGTTTCTTTTTAAATGTTCTATTATCAAGGGTAATTGGGTTAATCTTTATTTTGTTATTAAACATCATTTTATCAATAATATTTTGAACTGTCCAAGCTCCAAACTTTAAATTATTGACTATCCAACGCATCTGATTGGCAGAGAGCATACCGGAGCTGAAGTCACTTTCTATCTGTAAAACTATTTCAATCTTCTCAGGGGGGGTGTAGGTGTTCTTATAACTTAATTGTAAAGGTTCATTATTATAGTAATATTCATCTTCATTCATTTCTTAAAACCTTTAAACCTTTTCTTATTATTATTGTTATTATTATTATTGTTATTACTCTCTAAATACTGCCCAAATTTTGGGTAGTCTGGTTGCTTAGATTTTGACACCCTGATTACCCTATTTTTGGGTAGTCTTAGGGTATATCTATTCGCACTTGATAACCTGTGGATAATTAAATATCCATTATCAACAAGCTCTTTTTTTGCCTTTTGTAAGGTATTAACAGAAACACCAAGTTTCTTGCATAAATTAGAGTTTCTCAAGTTCCTATAATTAGCAGATAATGACTTAATATAACAAAATAAGACTTTTGCCTCATTTCCAAGTTTATCGTCATATATGATTGAATTTGGGATCATAGCGAACCCATTCTTAGTATTTTCCATATTCTTTTAATCCTTCCTTGCTAGACCTTCTATATGTCAAATTTTGGGTAATCAATAAGAACATTTAGCGAACATAAATATTTCTACAATCTTAGCTTTTATCGTTTGCTTAATAGTACAAAAGTTGTATAACTATTGAATGAAAAACAAATCAACAAAGAAAGAGGAAACTATGAAAACTTATAGAGTAGAAATACAATCACTAACTTATTTTGATGTTAAAGCAGATAGTAAAGAAGAAGCAAAAAACTCAGTTCCAAAATCTTTATCTATGCCAGTTGATGGAGGTATTGGTGCTTGTATGTTCTATGAAGAATTTGATTATAACAACGCCAAAGTTAGAGAAGACTAGATCGAAACCCCCTCAAGGGGGTCTTGAGGTTACTCCTCAACTGATGAGATCAGAAACTAAAAGAAAGGAAACATGAAAAAAATAGACTCAAAAAATATAGACACAATCATTAACAAAATGAAATCTATGCTTAATGAAAAAGAGTTAGGTGTTAAGGTTAGTTTTGGAGGTGCAAGATATGACTCAGATAGTTTCAGAGTAAGTTTAGAAGTATCTTTGCCTAATGCTAAAACTAAAGAAGAAAAGAACTTAGACTCTTTAATGAGAATGAGAAATGCAAATCCTAAATATTATAGAGGTTGGGATTTATCTAAAATATTTAAAATTAAAGGGAATGATTTTAGTCTTGTAGGTTATACAAATAGACCTAGTTCTAAAAAACCTTTTATAATTTTAAATTTAAATAATAAAAAACAATATTTAATATCAGAAGAACAAGTTGATAGATTAATAGGAGATCAAACTTGGATTGATAATTCTTCTAAATTTGAAAAATTTGAAGGGTTAAGAGATATACAATTATAAAGACCGAAACACCCCCACAAGGGGTGTCTTAGGGTTAATCCCTAACTGATGAGGTCAGAAACTAAAATAGGGAGTATAATGAAAGCTAAAGACTATAAATCAATAACAAACATTTTAGAGTCTAAAAACAAAGATAAACAATTTTTTACCTTTATGGACTTTGAAGATGCAGAGATTAGGAAAAAGGAAGTAATTTTGCCTTTACCTAAAAAATACTTTAATAAGATAGTTAAACTTATAAAGGGGGAGAAATGAATTATGGTTATTATGATACTTGGAATGAATATTTTATTGAATTTATAAATAAAATTAAAAAAAAATGGCTCAAAAAAGATAAAGAACAATTAAAACAATTAGAATTGCAATCAAAAAAATTAGATATTGAAAGAGATATTGCTTATTCTAATTTTAGAAAAATTGCCGATAAGTGCGAAAAGGTTGAAAATAAAATATATAAATTAAATCAAAAATATACTTATCGAAAAAAAATAAAGGTTAGAAATCCTCATTATAAAGAGAAGGAAGTATTAGCAATATGATTAAAAATATAAATAATAAAAAAATAAAACTATTAAAATTTGATAGAGAGAAATGGAAGAAAAAACTTAATAGATTAAGTAAGGATGATCTAGTAAATGTTTTATTAGATTATGAATTTGATCGTATTTCCAAAATAAACGGATATAAATTAAGAAATCAAAAAAGGGAGTATTAATAATGCCTAGAAATAAATTTGGTTTGCCTTTAGTCTATGATTTTAATATAGCTTTAAGGGATAAAAGGAGAATAAGGAACTTAGAATATATGAAATGGAACTGTCCTAAAGGTTGGAAAGAGCTTTGGAGCAAGAAATTAGACCAATTAAAAAAGAATATAAATGAAAGAAAAAGACAAACTCTCAACTAAGCTAAATATAGAAAGATTAGCTATACAAACTTTCAAGAACATCATTGAGGGATCTAGGTCTATCAATGGTGTTACTTGGAATAGAATTAAAAACCTCAAACCAAAGGAACAATTACAATGCTTGAAACAATTATCGCAGTAGAGATCGCATTACTTATTTTTTATTATGCAACAAACTAAACTGAAGGTCTTAGACCTATTTAGTGGTATCGGTGGATTTTCATTAGGTTTAGAATCTACAGGACACTTTGAAACAATTGCTTTTTGTGAAAAAGACCAATTTTGTCAAAAAGTATTAAATAAACATTGGTCAAATGTTCCAATAATAGATGATGTAAGGAGTATCAATGGAAAAGAAATTAAAGCAGATGTCATTACAGGGGGAGTACCCTGTCAACCAATATCAATCGCAGGAAAACAAAAAGGCGAAGAAGATGATAGATTCTTATTCCCAGAAATGCTTAGAATCGTTAAAGAGATTAGACCAAGATGGACAATTATTGAAAATGTGCAAAACCTTATTAACATCGCAAATGGAACAATCCTCAAAGACATTGTTGAAAGGTTGGAAGCCGAAAATTTCGAAGTCCAATGTTTTAGTATTTCAGCAAGTTCACAAGGAGCTCTGCACAAAAGAGAAAGAATTTGGGTTGTTGCCAACCCCAACAACAGACTCAGTATCGGAGAGAACCAAAAAGTACAAGCAAGGCGGAACACCATTAACAATGGCAGTTCGTCAAATGTATCCAACTCCGAATGCAACAAACATCAACACACCTCAACCAGACAGGGTGGAACAGGTCAACTCTGGAGGTTTTATTCTACGAAAGAAGAACAAACCACACATGACTTATGGAGCAAGACTTCAGGATGTAATCCATCATTTGGACAAGAAACCTGGTGGAACTCTCAATCCAGAATTTGTAGAATTCCTCATGGGTTATCCGAAAGGGTGGACAGATTTAGAAAAGACAGAATTAAATCACTTGGAAACTCAATCGTTCCACAAATCGCAAGAGAACTTGGAAAAGCAATCATTGAAGCAGAAAATGTATCGGACTCCAACCTCAATGGACACAAATGAAGATAGTATGATTTATGCTGCTAAAATTTTAAAAGGAAAAGTGAATAGAAATAGTAATTCAAGAGTTCAAATAACTTTATCTACAGATGTTGCTATGGAATATTTAAAAAATAATCCTCATTTGATAGACCAATTTGATAAACCTTTTATGTATAGACCTAACCTACCAGATAAATTAGAATTTATTAATTATCTTAAATCACAAACCACAATAAAAGAATTAGTTAGTAATACAGATATTGCTAAAACTAAGATTGAGCATTGGTTTAGAAAAGATAATTGTTTTTCTTATCCAACCATTGATGATTGGAATAAAATAAAACCTTTATTAAAAGATATAAAATTTGATGAAGAATTAACTTATGAAGTAGAAAAAGATTGGAAAGAAATTGAGTGAATATGTATGGTGATGTTAGGCAATGTATTAAATGTGGTATGAGTGCCG